TCTGCAATGAGGCAGTAGCAAAGATTCCTATTTCATCAGCTAAAAATAACTTTTCCTCTAGCGAAGTTCCTTTAGCAATTTCATATACACTTGCTCTTTCTTGCTCTTCAATAGGCTGGCCTAAAGTTCTAGCAGTTATATAATCTTGCACTTTTGCAGTAGCTTCTTTTGTTGCCACTGTTTTAGTTGCTTGCAATCGAGAGTTTTGTCTATTTAAATCTTGTTGTGTGCTTATTTCAAATGCGCGCAATTCCTCTTGCGAATATCCTTGCGGAATAGGCTTTTTAAGCAAATCGTCTAATGCAGACATGGCCGCAGGAATGCCCTGCTCTTCACTAATTGCATCTATTTTAGATAATTCAGTTTGCTCATAAATTTTATTTTTTAGTTTTCTCTTTTGTTCGCTTACGATGCTTGCATACTTAGGACTAGCTTCAGCCAGTGCATCCATAGTAAGTTCTAGCATTTCTGCTTCAGAATTAGCTAACTCTACATCACCTTCTCTAGCCAAGTTCGCAATGTTTATTAAGCCAACATCAATGGAATTATTTAATGTATTAATGTTTTTATTATTAGCTTGTCGTAAAAACTCTGTGTTTATTTTTTGTTCAGTAGAAAGTATACGATTTGTTAATACTTCATTAGCTTTAATTTGAGCGTCGGCAGGCAACCCTTTAATAGTCGCGTCACGGTATGCTTTAGCACTAGAAGAAAATCCTGCTGGATCGTCCTTAAAGGTTTCTTGTAACTCTATAAACTTTGCATCTGCATCCATACTTACTTCTGACAGATAAGCATTGACCGCAGTACGGTTAAACGCCTCAGACCCCCACCCTCTACGAGTAGGAACTGCACCGAATACTTTTTTACCAGTTTCAGGATCAACAGTAACGGCTTCTTCTACAGCTTGCTGTGCCTGCTCGGGAGCCTCACGTTCTGCCTTAGCCCTTCCAAACTGTTCAGCAACGCCTGCTACAGTCTCTCCTAAGCCTGCTAGAGCCTGCATACGCCTAGATATAGAGTCATCTCCCCCAGTAGGGCGGAACTCTCCGTAAGATAAAATACGTTGTTGTCTAGGTCGTTTAGCCATTATGGTTTTTTCCCAGAAGTTGGTTTTGGCTTATTTGCCTGATAGGTTTGAAATCCACCATAAGCATCAGCCGCACCTTTAAGCAAAGTAGATGTAGCTTGAGTGTAAGCAGTTCCTTTAGCCATTTTTCCTTGCATTCTTATTTGTCTGCGTCTCAATTTTTCAGACAGCCCTATCATTCCTTCGCTTGCGCCTACTTGTTTGGCGCTTTCTAAAGCAATACTGGCAGGGGTTCCTTCGCCTGTCATACCAGAAGTAGACATTCCAACAACATTAGATGCAAGGGCTTTGTTTAACTCTTGTCGTCTTTGTAATTCACGACCCTCAGCGGCAATCTTTTCTTGTCTAGCTTGTTCTATCGCCTGCTCTTCTGCCGCTTTACCAGCTTGTATTTGACCATAAGCACTTACTGTTGTGCCTACCGCCATTAAACTAGCCACTATTGCAAAACTCATCTAAATATCCTCTGGCTCTAACAAAGCCTTCTCTATCTCGTCTATATCAGTTAAGTGTGTAGGGTGATATGTAATCCATACACAGTCTGTTTCAGCGTATATAACACGCTTAGTTTGCGGAATAGTCTCTCCCATAAACGGAGCTTCTATATCCAAGTTGCCAAATTGGCTAGACACCTTGCATCTACCCTTTACTACCATGTACAAATGAGTCGTCTTGTGTAACGCTCCAACCAAACATACGCCAGCAGGGATAAACAGCTCTCTTGCATATAATCCATCACTAAAATGATGCTTAACTTCTAACTCTACAGTGTCACCTTTTAACATTAATGATTGTAGTTTTACAATATCATCTTGCGCTGTTATTTGATTCACGAGCTAATCTCATATCCAATGGCTTGCAAATGAAATGGCGTTGGATTTGGCACTGTAATTACAGGAGCAACTTCTCTATCCCATCCGTTACCACCGTGGTTATCTTCTATAATACCTGTAGAAGGTATAAGAGATGAGTTTAAAGGGCTGTCACCAGCATCTCCAAATGTTCTAACGGCAACTAAATTTCCATCTATGTAAACACCAGCACTATTGTAAACACGCAAGTTCATTCGGTCTATGCGCTTTTGCTCTAATGCAGTTTGAGATCCGTTAGGCGCTCTAGTATTTAAAGGCATTCCTACAACTTTAAGTGCAAAGTTGTACCCTACCTCTACATCAATAACACCACCAGAAGGGTCTTGCTCAAGAATAAATGATTTTTCCGCATTAGTTAAAACAATAAAACCGCCTGCTTGGACTACGCGTTTAGGAAGAGTATTACCTCTAGCTACAACGCTAACCGTTTGCCCATCTAAATGACACGCTCCAATAGGAGTTGTTAAATACAAATTATTATTTATTATGCTTGAAGAAGTTGTTCGCTTAATAGCCGAGTCTAATAGGTAATCAAAGTCCCACTTCTCTATTGTGTAAGTAGTAGTAGTATCAGTTGTTCTTTTATTTACTAAGAATAAATCATTGTTTACTACAGATACAGATACAGTTTGAATAGGATATTCGGTTCCAGTATCTCCGTTAATCCACTTAGTAAATCCGTTAATGTCCTGTGTACGCAAAGTATTAAGGATTGCAGACGTACCATCTTGGTTAACAATGAATATCCAGTTAGCATCTTCTGATAATGATCCTGTTAAAGCACCTAAGTCTACTGGATTATTAATAAGCTGAGAAGACAACACAGATATGTCCGTACTGTTGTAAGCATCTTCATTGTAGTTATACAGATAGGATCGTAATGTTTTGCCGTTTTGATCTACAAACAGTGTTGCACCATCTACAGACTTAACTTCTAGGAAAGATGCTCCATGCTGTGTTTGCGCTTCAATAGTAATGTCAGACGGAGTATTACCTTTAACAATAAACTCTGCCCCTGCTGTAAACACCTGTAAACCACGATCAGGGTTAATGTCGATAATCTCTGTTAGCTGTCTTGAGGATATGGTTGTAAAGATACCCTCGTCATCATCACCTTCTTCTGTGTAGAAATCAAAGAACGATCCAGACCTAGATGCAAACAAACTTTGTAGCTTAGACTTTGTACCACCTAACCATAACCTTCCTGCATAGAATGCGGCTGTTTTAGGGTATCCTCTAGTAGCAGACCATACATCTTCTTTTCTAGGAACTCCTTGAGTATTTAAAGCAAACTCTATTTCGTTATTAGTACCGCCTATTTCTGATGTTGCAAAGCCAGACCATAATTCAAAAGATTTAGCAGACTCACCGCTAACTGTAATTGTAAAATTAGCATTATTTGAGGAAGTAACAGAAACACCTGTATCACCAAAAATAGGCATTTCTTGCAAGTTTTTTTCTATGTTTGCAGAAGATGATGATGCACTTTGTGTTAATGTTATGTTTTTACTTAACACGCCTTCGACATCTATTTGAAATCTATCGCCTGCATCAAAATGCAGTAATGTCATTGTTGTTACATAACTTGTAGGCGTAGGGCTAGACGCATCATCATAATCGTACTGAGGCACATTAAGAAAAGGAATGTCGTCAATAGTAAATACGTCACCACCTGTGTTTATTATTCTTTTAGGATGATGATCCTCATGGAACATTAACATGACGTTTTCTGTTTGCACATCACGTACATGAGGTACTTCACTAGACCTAAAGGGCAACGGTAAATTAGCTACAGGAATATAAGTAGCGGTTTGATCTGTAATTCTATACAACGCCATGTTGCCATACGAAGGTGTAGTTTCTTCACCCCCAGTAACAACACATAAATAATGTTTATCATGCTCAATACTAAAATCAAACGTCTTAACGTCAGAAGCATTAGCTGTGTGATAAAGTATATTAAACTCACTGAGCTTAACAGCGTGCGGAATATTTCCAGTATCGTTTTCTCTTACAATTCTAAAGTATTTATAGTTTACATTGTCGCTTACTCTTATTCGTATAGACTGAGTATCTGCCGTCACAGTTATTGATTTTAATAATAACCATGTAGAATTATTTGTAGAAGCCTGTATTTTTAATACACAAGATGCGTTGCCAGTTAACTGTATATCTTGAACGTCAACGTACTTACCTAAACTGCTTTGTCCAGATATGTCGTAGTTTACCAATATAAAAGGAGTGCTAGTTGTACCACCTGTTCCAATAACATTTGTAGTAGTTGTCGTAGCCCTATCAAAATCATTAATGTCAGCAGGAGTACCACCATTAGGCATAGACGCAGTAATTTCAGAGCTAATAAAAGGCTTGATTATCTTCTCTGCTAGATCAACGTGTTGTGTTCCTGCTCTACGCTTTAACCCTCCCTGTGGGACGATAAGCACATTCTCAGCAGTTTCCATGCCTTGATAGTATTGGTCAAGATCAACACGACCTTTAAGTAAAGGAGATAGTTCTCCGCTAACGAAAGAACTTTGCAGGAATTTAGATTTAGCCATTAATGCCTCACATTAATAAATGGTTGGCTTCTCATTGGCTCGGTAGGATATTGTTGTGAGTCAGTGTAACGCGCCATACGAGATGCGTTCACATACTTGTTTGCATTGATCTCAGCAGATGCCGCACTGTCTCTTATAGACGGAGCAAAGTCCATCGCTAAAGCATACTCTATCATCTTAGCAAAGTAGACAGGCCATTCGCTTTCAGCAACATTCGCTGTGTAATCAATGTATAAAGGGCCAGATGTATTAGTGTACACCTTGTCCCCATAGATTCTGTATCGTACTGCTGGGTCTAACTTAATTACGTTAATCAAGTCAGCAGGCAACTGGTACATATTTTGGTATTCAGTTCCTACAGGAGTTTCAGCAGTCATTGCTAGTTGTGCTGTACGTCTGGAAAATCCCCATCGGTACTTAGACATTTCAGACTGTACGATGTTGTCATATAGGTTATTAGCAACTGTCTCTGCTCTGCTATTACCGCTTAATGACGTAACTGGCAGATCGCCAATTAATATCAAGGCGTTAGAAATTAACTTAATCTTTTCTGCCATACTAACCTCTTTAAGAAAGGGGGCCGAAGCCCCCAGACGTTTTGCTTTATTACTTACGCTGTGATTGTAGTACCAGCGGCCGCAGTAATGCTTGTAGCGGTTTGAGTCTTAATGTAAGTAATGGTTACTACTGGAGCAGTTGCGGTGGTAGTATCTTTACAGATAATCATATCACCAATATTAAACTCATTGATAGCGTCAAGAAAATAATCTGCGTTATCAACTACTGTTTTAGCATCAGTAGAAGTATACTGCCAAGTGCTTCCACCTGTTCCTGAACCGCCAATGCGGCATAAGCCTGATCTTGCAAAAGCCATGATATTTCCCCTTATACGTTATCTTTGTATTCAACTTTAACGACACCGTCTGCATCACGAACAACAGATCCAGCTTTCAAACAGCCGTTGCTTAACCATGAAGTACGATCTGCAATCCAATCAACAGAAGTCTTCATGTCCATGCCAATAGCAAGTCCAATAGCGTCACGCGAAAAGAAGAATGAGTCAACAGTGTTACCTGCAACAGTTAAACCGCCTTCAGAACGATCATCAAGAACAACGATGTTAAAACCTTGCAAAGTGTTAATGTCACCACTTACAAGAGCTTTTACGTTTTGATAATCAGAAGAAGTAGCTTTCTCATCCTTAAGAAGTCCACCAAGTCCAGCACTGTTGATTGCACCAGTAAGACCTGAATTTGGAACACCTTTAGCTCGCAAGTTAACGTGAGCATCAATGAGCTTTGCCATAGTAAGTCCTGCGCCACCATGTGCAATAGTAGAGCCACTGCTTGCATTGAAAGCGTCAATTACTAGTTGGTCAGAACGACGACCCAAAGCGCCAGCGATAGTGCTTGCTAGTTCTTGCTTCTCATCGAAGTTGACTTCAGTTGCGTCAAAAATGTCAGTGTACTCTGGAGCATTCCAGTTTTGCAAAGTAGCGATAGCGAAATCATAACTTACGTCCATAGGAGTGACTAGATCAGAAGTAGACTTCTGGTTAGCTAGACCTTTACCCATGTTACGGAATTTATAAGTGTCACCAACTACATTGTTACGAACAGTTACGTAAGGCTTCAATAGCCCTTTTGTTGCATAAGCGTGTTTTACCATGCTATCGAATTCAATCGACGCTACGGCAGATAGATTCTTACTCATAATAGTTTCCTCGAAAAAGAGTAATTAAAAAAGTTTTTCAAGGTTTTTGCTGAGTACCCAGTAAAAATGGTCAGCATTCAACCTAAATTTACTGGGCCTTTGGGAAAAGGGTATCCAGTGTACTGATTATACACCTTTTACCCTATATTAATCAATTACCTGAACCGCCCCACGCTTGCATCATTCTTTGAATCTTGCGCTCGTGTTCTATATTTGTACTTCTTAATAGGTTTCCTTGCTCGTCTTTCTTAAACATTTCTGTCTCGATAGCTTCCCA